TGCCGCCGATCGAGTAGACCCGGCTGTCGAAGCAGGTCTTCGCCGCGAGGATGCCCTGCTCGGTGAAGAGCTGGGTGGTCTTGTTCTGCGCCAGCAGCGTCGAGTCGTACACGGTGTCGAGGGTGATGATGTCGGCGTTGCCGCGCACCCACGTACCGGCCGCGTACAGGAGGATCTGGAGGGCGTGCGGCCAGTCCTGGACGAAGTTGGACGAGGTCGGGTCGGTGCCGAACTGCTGCCACTGCGAGGGGGCGCCGGTCGGGTAGGCCGCCCAGTAGAAGGCGTCCTGCCAGTCGTAGACCCACTGGACGCGGGCGCCCCGGACGGCGAGCCAGTCTTCCATCTTCGCCATGGTGACGGCGAACTGGTCGACGCCCGCGTCACCGTCATAGAACATGCGGCGCTGCACGTCGGCGCGGATCCAGCTCTGCACCCAGTACGGGAGGACGACCTCCAGGGTGCTGTTGAGCTGCATGCGCTGGCGGTACTTGTAGTCGACGATCGCCATGTCGATGGCCGACAGGAGGGTGGAGAGCACCGAGTGGTCGGTGTACCAGGTCGTTCCGGCGCCGGGGGTGTGGGTGGCGACGTTGGACGGCAGGGCCAGGGCGGTCGAGCCGGTCACCAAGGCGTTGATCATGAACTGGTTGATCTTGTGGGTGTGCGCGACCATCGCACCCCGCACGAACCGGGCGATCAGCTCCGGGTAGCCCCGCAGCTGAAGCAGGTCCGCCTGAATCGCCAGACCGTCCGCCTCCAGCCGGGTGTCCGTGAACGTCGGGCACGCCACGCTCATGGTCGGCTTCGTGACACCCGAGATGATCTGGGCCTCGGTGTAGTGGAAGTAGCCCGCACCCGAGTAGATCGACGAGAAGTCCGGGCCGGTCGTGTACTTGATGCCACCCCGCGAGACGTTGATCTCCGGAATGTCCAGCAGGCCGTCCGACGACTCCAGCTCGCACAGGTCGTAGATGACCTCCGACGGCGCACACCAGCCGGTACCGGCCGCCGTCAGCGAGTTCGGGGCACCCTTGGCCTGCGCCGCCTTCCGCTTGATGTCGATCGAGGCGAGCAGCGAACCGCCCGGCAGCCGCGACTCCTTCGCCGCGTACTCGATCACTCGGGATGCGTCCTCGGCGAGGCCACCCGACGCGGTCAGCTCCGCCGGGTACTCCAGCTTGAACTGTGCGATCGGGTCCCGGCGGGAACCGCCCGCACCACCGAACGCGCCGTACTGGATGAACCGCTTCTCGACGGCCGCGCCGACCTTGTCCCAGTCCAGCTCGGCGCCGGACGGGTAGTCGGAGCTGTTCGCCCCGGCGAGGATGACAGCCGGGGTGCTGCGCCGATCGGCCTCGGCCGGGCTGGCGGGGGTGGTCTTGGAGGCCACTGCGGCGACGCTCGGGGCCGCAGGCTTCGCGGCTGCGGTGGTCGCTGCGGGAGTCTCGGCCGGTGCACCCCCGGCGCCCGCGCCGGTGTCGGCGTCCGCGTCGGACTCGTCTTCCTCACCGAGGCTGTCCGTGAGGGCGGCGAACGCACCGGCGGCACTCTGCTGGCGGGTACGTTCCGCGTCAACGCCCTTGACGATGTTGGTCAGTTCGCGGATGGTCTCGACGTCCTCGGCGGTGACGTCGGAGACCTCCATCTCCGAATACCGGGTGGCCGCATCGCGGGCCTGTGAGCGGATCGAAGTCAGGTCTTCCGTCGACATCCCCGAGAAGGCGTAGGAGCCGTCCTCGTTGGTCGGGACCTGGAAAGGCAGGTTAGGCACTGCGTGCTCTCTTCAACTTCGAGCGCTCGGCCGGACCGTGGCTGCACCGATACACCTGGCCGAGATCATAGCCGGTAGCCTGGCCGAATCGGAGGAGGAGGCCGTATGGAATCAGTAGACGACGCTGCCGCCGCACAGGCGGACCTGGCGCGAGCGATCCACGACGGGCACCCGGAAGCGCGGGAGGCATTCAGCAGGCCCGGCGATCGGGTCTGCATCGGGGTGCCGCATCTCGACACCGCCGGGTGGGGGTTCGTCGAGTCGGTGCTGCGGATGATCGCGTACGACAAGCAGCACGGCGACCACCTGATGCACAATTCGGGCATCATGAATGCGGGCGCGCTGGCCGCCGTGTGGGGCCGGTCGGTGGAGCTGTCCCACGCACGCAACACGGCCGCCGCCGCGTTCCTGGCCAGCGAAGCCGACTGGCTGTTCTGGATCGACTCGGACATCGGCTTCGAACCGAACGCCCTGGAGCGGCTGCTGGCCGTCGCCGACCCGGACACCGCGCCGATCGTGGGCGGGCTGGCGTTCGTCGAGGGCGACTACACGCACGACTTCCACGGCGGCCTTCGTTCCAGTCTCGCCCCGACCCTCTACGACTGGTCGTGGGTGGAGCCGAACACGGGCATGCCGGGCGCCTACAAGTTGACGTCGCGGTCCGAGTGGCCCGCCAACCAGGTAACCCGGGTCGGTGCTACCGGCACGGGTCTGCTGCTGACCCACCGGTCGGTGTACGAGAAGATCTCGGCGTGGCTGCTGGAGCAGGGGGCGCCGCCGCACATCTGGTTCGAGCGGATCCCGGGGCCGGACGGGGAGAAGTGCGGGGAGGACATCAGCTTCTGTCTGCGCGCCCACCAGGTCGGCCTGCCGGTCCTCGTGCACACCGGCGTGACCACGATGCATCAGAAGACCACGTGGTACGGGGCGCCGGACTTCAAAGTGAAGCCGTTCACCCCGCCTGCCGCGAACATCCGGCCGTTGCCGCCGGAGCAGTGGCCCAAGCTGATGATCAACAAGGATGCTGCGCGGGAGGCGGCGCAGACCTCGCCGATGCGGGAGCGGCAGCAACCGTAGGCTTCGGAATCAGAGGCTCCCCGCCGGTCTGGCGGGGAGCCTTCTTCGTGGGCGCCAGGGTCCGGCAGGCCGGGCAGATCCTGACCTTCAGCTCAGCGCCGGTGAATGAAGTGCCGTCGTACACCTGCCAGCCGAGCACCCGCAACCCGTCGTCGGACGCCACGGCGCCGGTCAGGCAGCGGTCACAGGCCTGGGCGCGCTGAATCTCCCGCTCGGCCTTCAGCATGGCCACGATGTCGAACAGGTCGCCGTTCACGGCCGCCCCCGGAGGGCCCTGTCCAGGGCGCGCAGCGCAGCTACAGACTCTTCCGCGCCCATCTCGGCAGGGAAGAGCCTGTAGCACGAGGTGTTGTGAGTTGGCGGGTCGGATGCGTCGAGGTGCCATTCCCCGGTCCATCGGTCGTACCAGGCGTGCCGGTGGTGGCGCACCTGGCGAGTCCACCCGATCGTAAGGAACGCCCAGCGCCCCGACATTTCATGCGACCGCACCCACGCTTGCAGGACGGGCATCCTGGTGACGGCGGTGATCTGGTGCTTTTTGCGGTCGCCGAGAACGTTGACGCCCACGACGCATCCCCTCCCTCCAGCCTGTCTGCCCCCAGGGTACGCCCCTTGTGCTTGCGGGCACAGCCCGGTGTATGCTTAGGGCCGACAGAGCGAGGAGGCATCATGATCACTGCGACCCGGTCAATCGCCCGGTTCCACGCCGCACAGGGGCGCGTCTACCCGCAGGTCATCCGGGAAATCCGGCGCGGCGTGAAGGAAACCCACTGGATGTGGTTCATCTTCCCGCAGCACATCGGCCTGGCCAGGAGCGAGATGGCCCACCGGTTCGGCATCAAGGACAAGGCGGAAGCCCTGGCCTACCTGGACAACGTGACGCTGCGGACCAGGCTGCACGAATGCACCACAGGCATCCTCGCGCAGAAGCAGCTGATGTTCGGCGACACAGACCGCCGCAAGCTGCGCTCCTGCATGACCCTGTTCCGCGAGGTGGTCGCCGACCCGACGCTGCCCGACGCGGTGCTGGGGAAGTTCTATGGCGGTGAGCTCGACCAGCGGACGCTTGACCTGCTGGCGGGCAAGCCGATCACGATCACCGACGCATACGTGCCAGGAAGGGAGCCGGTCGCCGTGAGTAAGCACTGGGAGAAGGGGATCGCCAGGGCGCGGGCGACCGTCGCCGAAGCGGCGTTGCGGCGTGACCATGAGCCCTGGAGTCGTGAGCGGGTGTTGTCGTTCGCGCGGGGTTTCGGGCTCAGCTCGGTTGCCGTCCGGCAGATCGCGGACGCGTGGATGGCCGACCAGTCCCGGGCCCGGCGGCAGGGCTGGGACGACGGCCACGAGGCAGGCCTGTCCGACGGCTGGGATCAGGCGCAGTAGGTTGCCCTCCTGGGCGGCTGGCCTGTATGCTGTGCGTAGACAGTATCCGCCCGATCTGGAGGATCGATGCGTAACAGGATCATCGCACTACTGCTGTCCCTCATGGCAGCGCTCGGCGTCGGCTTCACCGCCGCCAGCCCGGCGCAGGCCGTGATGGGCGAGTGCACGTCCGGGTCGTTCTGTATCTGGACGAACACCAACTACACGGGCAGCCGCTACCAGTACAGCTACGCCACGCTGGTCGACGCCTACCACAACGGCATCCGCCTGGGGTCCGGCATCACCAACCGGGGCTACTCGTTCTACAACCGCACCGGCGACTGGGTGGCGATCTACGACGCCAGCAACTGCTCCACGGCCTCGTGGTACCGGGACATGTACTCGGGCCAGTTCGCCAGCGCGGAGGGTTCCGACTGGGGCGGCCGGGTGTCGTCGATCCAGCTGACCCGGGCGAGCCCGCTCACCTGCTAGTTCGGGATCCCCGCATGCAGCCCCTTGCCCAGGTCGGGTGAGGGGCTGTATGCTGTGAGCAGACAGAACGAGGAGGACGAACATGGTCACGGAGAAGATCGAGGCGACCGACACCACACGCTGGCAAGCCCAGTACCGCAGCCGGTACGCCAGGAACTGGGCGCCCACCAGCCACCCCTTCAGCTCGAAGGCGGAGGCGCTCGCCTGGTTCGAGCGCGAGCGCCACGAACCGATCCGCGTCCCCACCGAGCTACGCATCGTCGAGGCGCACACCGTGGTCACGGTGACCGAGGTCGCGGCCTGCACGATGCCTACGAAGTAGGCCGCCCAGCAGAAAGGCCCGGTCCCCAGGGAAGTGGGACCGGGCCTTTCTCGCGTTCTCAGCTGGTCTTGCTCCAGGTCGAGCCCGGGTTCTTCGCCGCGAAGGTCGTAACCTCCACCTGCTTGACGGCCGAGAACGTCTTGATCGTGTTGCCGTCCTTGTCCTTCACGACGTAGTTGGCCAGGGCCGACCCGCCGCCGCCACAGTTGCACCCCATGGGGGGACCTCCTCCTACTCCTGCGCCAGGGCGACCAGTAGTCCGCCCACGGCGTCATCGTAGTCGGGCCGCACGTCGTCGGCCGTGACCGCCGCCAGCAGCTCCAGGAACTCGGCCTCCCGGGCGGCGTTGGCGCTCGCCTCCGCCGCTGCGCGCTGTTCGGCGAGCATCCCCCGGGCGATGGCGCGGCCCAGCTCCTCCGTGTCCAGCGCGGCAGGGGCGGCCGTGTCCGGCACGCCGAATCCCCACGGCAGCACCCCGGCGGCGACCAGGGAGAGCGGCTCGTTGCCGGAGGCGACCAGGACGCGGGGGATGGGGAAGCCTGCCGTGTTGACGTGCAAGGCGGCCACCAGCTCCAGGTTGCCTCCGACCCGACGCCAGTCGCCGGACAGGGGGGCCGCGCGCATGGCCCGCACACCCGCGTCGTCGACCTCGGGGGTGAGCGCGCCCGCGACCCAGATGCCGAACTGGTCTTCGCCCGCACGCACGTAGGCGCCGGTGTTGGACGTCTGGTCGTAGTGTTCGGCCGCCGCCGCGTATCCGAGGTTCGGCTTGGCGTGCCCGCCGCCGTACGTCAGGCGGCCCACGGCGACGCGGGAGCCGTCGGCGGTCACTACCTCCCCGGTGTGGAAGTAGGCGTACGCGGTGAGGCTCTTGGGGGGCTTCACGCACGAGTCGCCGATACCGACGTGGCAGGTGTCCCAGACGGCGACGTGACCGAACACGCGGCCGTCGTCGTCGATGCGCAGCGGGGTAGGCCCGTCGAGGCCGGGGTTGTCGAACCAGTCTTTGGCGGGCGCGGTCGGCCCGGCGCTGGCCATGAGGGCGGCCATCTTCTCTCCTGCCTTCCAGGAGTCGGGGAGGCTGGCGGCGCAGCCCTTGCGCTTGGCGATGGCAGTGAGCCGGGCCTTGAACTTCGCGTAGGGGATCTTCGGGTCGGCGCGGCCGTACGAGCTGACCGCGTCGGGGATGTCGGCGCAGGTGGCGATCGGGAAGCGGCGTCCGTCGGGGTCGACGAAGTCGGCGTTTTCGATCTTGGATCGGACGCTCGCCTTGGTGACGTCCGGCGCGGCGTACGTCCCGCCGCCGACGCCCCCGCCGCCCTGGCCCTGCTCGGCGTCACCGCCGGGCGGCTCGGGCTGGCCGCCCTTGCCCCGGTTCGGCAGCCGCTTGCGGGCGAACTCCTCGAACTCGGCATCCGAGAGCCAGATGCCGGAGCCGAACTCCTCGTCATCCTGGTTGACCTTGACGGCCTTCGGGTTGCGCTTCTTGCGGTTGGGGACGATCGTGTCGTCCATCTCTGCGGCGCATTCTTCCTGTGCAGCGCCGAACTCCGCGTCGTTTTCGATCTTGTCGCCCCAGTCGACATCGGCCCAGGCGAAGTCGATCATCGCGCCCGCGACGAACGCCGAAGAGGTCGTGCCGTCCACGTTCGGATCCGACGAGTCGATCGGCGTCAGTCTCGCGTGTCCGGCCAGCTCGGCGAAGGCCGGGATGTGCACGAGCGTGGCGGAGGCCACCCGGCCGGACCGGACCATCCGCAGCGACGGGCCGTCGTACGGCTCCTCCGCCATCACTGGCCCGTCGTGACCGCATCCGCAGTCGCTGCCGGACAGCTTGGAGTGGGCCAGCTTGGCGGCCTTCAGCTTGCCCGCCTGCTCCTTCTTCCACTCGGCGTATGCCTTCGGCTCGGGGACACGTTCCATCTCGGCGGTGTCGAGGTCGACGGACGGGCCGATCACCTTGTTCTGGGTGAACTTCATGGCGGCCGTCGCGTTGTTGCGGACGTCCTCGGGCCAGGATTCGTCGTCGTAGAACTCGCCGCGTGCGGGGAGGAGGCCGTCCTTCTCCTTGCCGATCTTGCTGATGTGGCCGACGATCACGGCGTTCGCGTGGCCACCGGAGTCGGAGGCCACGTACCGCAGGGGCAGCGGCAGGTCGCGGTGCGACAGGGCGCCAGCGTCGAACTGGCGGCCGTCGCCGGTGGGCTTGCCGATCACGGCGATAGGCATCTGCCAGGCGGTTCCCATGCGCTACCCCTCCTCTTGGTTTGCTGCTCAGGCTACATGCCAAGCAGTCCGGTAGTGCCTGCGACGATCACGTACAGGCCGACGGCGATCAGGGCAAGTCCGGCGGACAGGTCGGCGATGAGACCGGCGACCTTGCCGGGCTTGTACATCGTGGCGTGGGAGCGGTTCCTGAGGGCGGTCACGGTCTTTTCCTCCGTACGATTCGTGTGCTCTGTCGGCGCGGAGCATACGCATCGATCGTTGCCGCTGGCAAGCGGCGCCCTACACGCCCTGCTGGTCGGGGAGGTCGGCAGGGTCGTCCCACGACTGCGGGTCGCGGCCCTCGATCTCCTTGACGAGGCCCTGGATGTCCTGCGGAAGCTTGTCCCAGGTGCCCTCGTCCTCGCCTCCGGCCTCCCGCCAGGCGTCGAGGATCCGGCGGCGCTCGTCGGGGTCCACGTCGGTGGACCCCAGGGCGTCGCTGAGGCGGTGGAACAGCTGGCCTACGGCGCTCAACATCAGCCCGGCTCCTTCTGGATGATCAGCACGGCCCGGTTGAGCCAGTTGTATGCGGGCTTGCCGGGCTTGGCGACGTGGGATGCGCCGCCGCCGCCGTGCGCCCGGTGGTGCGGGAGGATCTCGATGCCGTCCAGGCCCTTCGCGGCGCCCCAGCGGCCCGGGTCCCAGAACGTGCTCAGCTCGTAGCCGCTGGACCCCTTGGCCTTCGACAGGCGGGAGGAGTTGGCCTGCGCCTCCTTCTCCACCTTGTCGTACGTGTCGGTGAGGGCCGTTTTCGGGATGAGCATCCGCACGACCGAACCCTTGGTGCCGTCCGCGTACTGCTGCGCCACCCGCTTGTCGGTGGCCAGGTAGTAGCCGTTACCGAAGATGCCCTTGCCGTAGTAGGCGGGACCGGAGCGCATCTCCTCGTTGATGTCGGCGGCCGTCTTGCCGCCGGAGCCGCCCCGGGAGCGAGCGGACCAGCCGCCGCCCGCACCGGACACGCCCCGCCACGCCTCGATGTAGTCGCCGGTGGCCAGCAGGCGATCGATCTCCGACTTGCTGACGACGGTGGGGGTGTCGTCGAAGCCCTGCTGCGCGCCGATGGCGGCCAGGCGACCGTCGGCGGTCTTCCCGTCGTACAGCTTCCGATCGTTCTTGATCTTCTGCCGCTGGGTGTCGATGTCCGCCTTCGACCCGACCAGGTTCTTTCCGGTCGACGGCTTGTGGGCGTGCGGCCACGCGTTGAAGCTGGCCGGGGCCTGCCGCCCACCAGAGGGCAGCGTCATGCGCCCGAGACGCCTCGTGACCGGGCCCGGCCGGGACACCTGGCCCAGGGTGGTGCCGGAGGTCTGCGGGAATAGCGACAGGACGTTCTGCTCCAGCTTGCCGCCCGCCAGCGGGGCGAGCAGCTTGCCGTCGGTGTCGAGCTTGCGGATCTCCGCCTCGGTCATCCACTTCGCGTCGGAGGTTTCCATCTGCGCGTGGTGGGTGGAAAGGTCCGGCTTGAGCATCTTCGGGACCTGCGCGGCGATGGACACGTACTTCCACGACGAGCCGGGGATGGAGCTGGTGTGCTCGCCGTGCACGGCGGCGTCCTTGAGGGCGTCGGCGGAGAAGCCGAGCTCTTCGATGACCTCGCGGGTGCCGCCCTGGTGGAAGGTTTCCTTCGAGTCGATGGCGCCGCCGGGGAACTGCCATTTGCCGGGGTCGGAGATGCCGGGGCCGCGCTGCACCATCAGGTAGCGCTTCTCGCCGGTCTGCTGGTCGACGTGCTGGAGGAGCAGACCGGCGGCACCGTACTTGCCCCAGACGCGTCGGCCGCCGGGGGTCGTGGTCCAGCCGTCTCCGCCGGTGCCCTTGTCCTTGGCCTGCACGAGGGTGCCGACCAGCGGGGTGGCGTAGCGGACCTGGCCGGGAACGCTGTTGGCCGGGGGGATGACCGCCGGGGTGGGGGTCTGGCCGGACGGGGTGCCGGGCGGGGTGAACCGGTCGATCAGCTTACGCGCCTTGTCGGCGCTGGGGCCCTTCGCCGTCGTCTGGATGAACGACAGGTCGGACAACAGGTGGTTCTGCTCCTGCTGGTTGAGCTGGCCGAAGTCAGACCCGCGCAGTCCGGCGTACGTCTTGAGCTGGTGGGCCATGGTGTGCGACTTCGGGTGGACGCCGTAGATGGTGTCCAGGGCTTCCTGCACGTGCGGGGGCACGTTCGCCTGCACGGTCGTGGGTGCCATGCCGGACGGGTTGGTGGCGGCGGCGGCCGGGTGGAACTTCGCGCCGAGCACAGCCGCCGCCGCCGGGTCGGTGGCGGCCATCTTCAGGACGCGGTCGTCGATCGCCTCCCGGTACACCGGCTTGAGGCTGTCGTAGTCGGCCTTCGACAAGCGCCCCAGTTCGGCGCTGACCGTGCCGTCGGAGTAGGAGGCGCCGGGGGCCGCCATGACGAGTGCGGAGATCTGGGTGGCGTTGAGGCCGCCACCGTTGCCCAGGTCGATGTCGTTGGCGCGCTGGGCGTCGTAGCGCAGCGGCAGGCCCAGGCTCGGGTCGGCGGCGATCCGGGCGAGGTCAGCCTTGATCTTGTCCTGGTCGGGCTGCGACATCGCGGCGAACGGACCGGCGTTGACACTGCGGTAGGTGTCGACCCGGTCCGCCGGGGTGATGATGTTCTGCCCGAAGTTGGCGATGTCGGACGCGTTGCGGGACCGCCGGTCGGCGTACTGGGTGCGGGTGCCGTCGAGCTTGGCGGCGAGGGCGGCGGGGAACACCTTGAAGGCGTTGTCCTGCGGCGACCACGCCCGGACCGGGCCGGACCGCTCGGCGTTCGTCTGCGACTTCCCGAGCTGGTCGAGGATTGCCCTGCGGGTGTAGTTGGGCAGGTCGTCGAACTCGTCTTTCGGCAGCTTACGGAAGATGTCGTCGTTACCGGAGCGCGGGAAGCTGTCGATGGCGGCGAGGGCGGCGGCCTTCTGCTCGGCGCTCAGGGGAGACAGCCCCGCCAGTTCGCGCAGCGTCAGCCACGTCTCCGTCTTCGCGCCGTCGGCGGTCTGGGAGTCGAGCCGCTTCCGAAGGGTGCTCTGCACGGCAATCCGCACGCCTGATGGCATGCTGCGGAACTCGGCGAGCCGAGACGGCGGAATGTCC